ATTAAATGTTATGGTAAACCCACAAAGAAAATATGTAATAACAACTAAATATAGTTTAGATTAGGAGATAATATGAGTGATGTGAAAGTGATAAGATTATCAACTGGTGAAGATGTAATCGCCAAAGTTGATATAAATTCAGGTAGCAACATTAAACTTGACAAACCTTTTGTAATTATTCCTCAACAAATGGGACCCGGTAAACCGGTTCAGTTGATGATGAGTTTATACAATGCGTTTGGGAAGGGTGATAGTGTTGAGGTTGCTAAAGACAAAGTGGTTTTTATGACCGAACCTAAAGATGAAATCAAATCATCTTACGAACAAAACACAAGTAGAATTCTTACACCAAATAAAGGACTTATAACTGAAACTAAATTACCAAGTTAATGGTAAAAGTTAATTTTATAAGAGATACCGAAACGATATCGGTAGATATGCCTGTTGGTAGAACCATCATGGAGGCAGCTAAAGAACTGGATTTACCAGAGATACCTGCCGATTGTGGTGGTTGTCAAGCATGTGGTACTTGCCATATTCATGTAGATGATGTATGGTGTGATAAATTAAAAATTACAGAAAACTCTTTAGAACAAAGTCTATTAGAGTATGAACAAGGTTATATTCCTGGCAAGTCAAGATTGGCATGTCAAATTCAATTAGATGATAGTTTAAATAATGTAACGGTGAAATTGAGAAAAAATGAACTTTTATAAAAATGTAATCGAACACAAAGGTAAATTACTAATTCGTGGTGTCTTAAATGGCAAAGACTATAAAGATAAGATAGACTTTGGTCCTACTCTCTACGCCCTAACACAAGAAGAGACACAATATAAAACCTTACAAGGTCAGTTTTTAAAACCTATTGAATTTACAACTATTAGTGCAGCTCGTAAGTTTCGTAAAGAGGTTGCAACTGATAACTCACCTATTTTTGGCCTTGAAAGATATCACTATCAATATATTGGTCAAGAATATCCTGAAGATATAAAGTGGGACAAAGACCATATTAAAATTTTTACACTTGATATTGAAACTACCTGTGAAAATGGTTTTCCAGATGTAGAAAATCCTGTTGAACAATTACTTTGTATCACGGTAAAAAATCAATCTAACAAACAGATTATAACTTGGGGTGTTGGTGATTTTACAACCGACAGACATGATGTAACTTATGTAAAATGTAAAGACGAAAAACAATTATTGTTTGAGTTTATGAAATTCTGGATTAAAAACTATCCAGATATTATTACAGGTTGGAATACAAAATTCTTTGACTTACCTTATTTGATGAATAGAATTAAACTATTGGCCGGTGATAAAGTCGCTAGTAGAATGTCGCCTTGGAATTTAATTAATCGTGAAGAGATTACGGTAAGAGGCAGACCACAAACATATTATCAACTTTATGGTATTGTCATGTTAGATTATCTTGACCTGTACAAATGGTTTATACCAACAAGGCAAGAAAGTTATAAACTAGATTTTATTGGTGAACTAGAACTTGGTCGTGGTAAAGATGACGCAGGTTATGATACATTTAAAGATTGGTACACTAAAGACTTTCAATCATTTGTAGATTATAATATTCAAGATGTTGAGATTGTTGACGCATTAGAAGATAAACTTGGTCTTATTGATTTGTCATTGACCGTTGCATATGAAAGTAAAGTAAACTATGATGACATATTTTCACAAGTTAGAGTATGGGACACATTGATTGCAAACCATTTAATGCAAAAGAATATATGTGTGCCACCAAGAGAAGAACATAGTAAAGAAACAAAGTATGAAGGCGCTTATGTAAAAGAACCACAACTTGGCCAACATAAGTGGATTGTTTCATTTGATATTAACTCTCTATATCCACATATTATTATTCAATATAATATTTCGCCAGAAAAAATTGTGGGTCAAACTTCACATGGTATCAATGTAAACAAAATGATTGACATGAAAGTACCACTTAATTATCTTAAAACAGAGGGTGCGTGTGTAACACCAAATGGTGCAAAGTTTAAAAATGACGCTCAAGGTTTTCTACCAGAAATGATGGAAAAGATGTACAATGACCGTGTTGTATATAAAAAGAGAATGTTAAAAGCTAAACAACAATATGAAAGAACAAAAGCACCTGAACTTGTAAAAGAAATTGCAAGATGTCATAATATTCAATGGGCAAGAAAGATTGCCTTGAACTCAGCTTATGGTGCAGTAGGTAATCAATACTTTAGATATTATGATGTAAGACAGGCAAGTGGTATTACAACTGCTGGTCAATTTATTATTCGTTTTATTGAGAAGAAAGTTAATGAATATTTAAATGGTGTTCTACAAACAAAAGGTGAAATAGATTATATTGTTGCCTCTGATACAGATTCAATTTATGTTTGTTTTGATAAACTTGTAGCAAAAACTTGCGAGGGTAAAACAACGGAACAAAAAGTTGACTTCTTAAATAAAGTTTGTGAACAAAAATTAGAACCATATATTGCAAAATGTTTTGATGAACTTGCTGATTATTCTAACGCATTTAAAAATGCCATGGTTATGAAACGAGAAGTAATTGCCAATAAAGGTATATGGGTTGCAAAGAAACGGTATATGTTAAATGTTCTTGATGAGGAAGGTGTTAGACTTGCAGACCCTAAACTTAAACTTATGGGTATTGAGGCAGTTAAATCATCTACGCCTGGTGTTTGTCGTGTTAAGATTAAAGAGGCAATCAAAACAATTATGTCAAAAGAACAAACAGATTTACATAAATTGGTTGCAGACTTTAAGAAAGAATTTTTTGAAATGAAGGCCGAGCAAATTGCTTTTCCTAGGTCTTGTAACAATCTTAAAAAGTATCGTGACCATAGTAACATTTTTATTAAAGGCACACCAATTCATGTGAAAGGTGCATTGATATATAATCATCAAATAAAAGAGTTTGGTTTACATCATAAGTATCCTTATATACAGGAAGGCGACAAGATTAAATTTATTAAATTAAAAGAAGCAAACCCTTTCAAGTTTGATGTGATTAGTTATATAACAACCTTGCCAGATGAATTTAAATTACAACAATATATTGACTATGATATACAATTTGAAAAAACTTTCCTAGACCCTATGAGATTTATACTTGACGCAATAGGCTGGAAAGCAGAACCACAGGCAAGTTTGGAGGCATTTTTTGGATGAAAAAGTTTAAAGATAGTGTAGATGATTTTTTTAAATGGGTCAAAGGTACAGAATTAGTTGAGTTAGATGACATTGATGTATCAGAGGATCCTGTAAGACCTGAGCTGACCCTTGGTTTTCGTATTACAAACGGTAGAAAAATATTTGGTCTAAAATACAATGACGAAATAGAGGCTATTGTTTGTATTGCATTGTGTCCTGAAGTACCATTTACCGTAAGAGAAATGGATTACATGAGTCAGGCTGCAAACCAAGATGGTCAGCGAGGCGAAATTGTAATTGCATATACCGTATGGTCAAGAAAAAGAGGTGCAGGAAAAGAAATTATTAAAAAACTTGGTGAGTGGGCAAAAGAAAATAAGTTTAGTAGATTGGTAACACTATCACCACTAACACCAATGGCCACACACTTTCACATTAGAAATGGTGCAAAACAAATTCATATTAATGAAGAGACACAAAATTTTGAATATGGACTTACCGAAAAATAAAAAATATGGAGTAATATATGCCGACCCTCCTTGGTTATTTAAAACGAGGTCAGATAAAGGAAAGGATAAAAGTCCTGAAAAACATTATCCTTGCATGTCTCTCGCTGACATTATTTCTTTACCTGTTAGCGACATTGCTAAACCTGATTCAGTCCTTTTAATGTGGGTGTGCGACCCATTATTAGACCAGGCGTTTAAAGTTATAGACGCCTGGGGTTTTAAATTTAAAACGGTGGGTTTTACATGGGCAAAGACTAATAGAAAGTCATTAGGATTTTTTACAGGTTTAGGATACTGGACTAGAGGTAATCCTGAAATGTGTTTACTAGCAACAAAAGGAAGGCCAAAACGAATCGCAAAAGATGTATCACAACTGGTTGTGTCAGAAAGACGCAGGCATTCCGAGAAACCTCTTTTACATAAAGAGATAGAAAGACTTGTAGATGGTCCCTACATTGAACTTTTTGCTAGACAAAAACCATATGAAAATTGGGACTATTGGGGGAATGAAGTGTGAGCTTGACAATAGCGATATTATATAGTATATTACCACTATTATTTGTGTGTTTATTATTATGGATGTGGAATGACGAAAACCCTAGATAGAGAAGAAGCGTTACATTGTGCAAATGTATTTAACGATTATTTTGGTCAGTTTAGTAGAATAGACCAATATATGCGTGACCAGAAAATGGCACAAATAGAAACAATACCAGCACCTCTGCCTGGTATGGGTTTAGATTCAGATATGTTTGATGACTTTACAATGTCACCAGAGGTTATGGATTTAGAAGTTGTTGAACTAGATAATCACACATGGGACACTTGTATTAATATGATTAGTAGTCATAGTAATATGGTCAGTATTCCAGGAAAGGCTTTGAAACTTGCCGTTAAAGAAAAGAATACAAATAAGTTTGTTGGTTTCATGCGTTTTGGTTCTCCTGTTATTAATTGTAAGCCTAGAAATACATTACTTGGTAATGTTCCTGAACTAACATCATTTAACAAAACTGCCATTATGGGGTTTGTTATTGTACCTACACAGCCATTTGGTTTTAATTATCTAGGTGGTAAATTGTTGGCTGCTTTATGTTGTTCACATGAAGTTAGAGAAAAATTAAATAAAAAATATGACATGAACTTGGTAATGTTTGAGACTACAAGTTTATATGGTAACTCAAAGTCAGCAAGTCAATATGATGGCATGAAGCCCATGTTAAGATATAAAGGTTTAACTGATAGTGATTTTATACCAATGATACATGGTAAACCATTTAAAGATTTACAAAATTATGTTGAAACTAGAACTGGCCATTTAGTGCCAGAAAATGCAAGTAGTAGAAAACTTAAATTAACAAATGCTATTATTGGTTTGGTAAAAAGGACTTTAGACGGTGATGACCTACAAAAATTTAAAACTACAATTGACAATGCAAAAAAACTCACCGAAAGAAAAAGATATTATGTATCTAATTATGGTAT